GTGTAGGCGGTTTTGCGTTTGTCCCAGCCGGTCTGTTTGTATTCGTTATTCGCTGCCACGGGTGGCTCCTTACTTGTAGAGGTTCTGTTGGTCGTTCATGAGCTTTTGCAGTCCCTTGACGGATAGGGGACCGAAGTCGCCGTCGATGTAGCCGTTATAGAATCCATCAGCGTGCAACCGGTTTTGCAGTGCGCGGATGGTCATGGGGCCACGTTCCCCGTCGATACGACCCTTGTAGTAGCCGCGGTCTTTGAGCCAGCGCTGTTCAGCGCGCACGGTCATTGGCCCGAGGTTGCCGTCGATGTAGCCGGTGTAATTACCAACCGATGAGGGCGCGAGTAGTCGCTGGTAAGCGCGGCGAGTGACCGGCCCGAAATTACCATCTACGAGCAGTTTGTTCTCCGGCCATTCAATGCCTGAGCTGGACGATGCTGCGGAGGTTGAGCTTGCTTTGACTGGTGCGGTGCGGCCTGGTGTGATGCCTTTTGATCGCAGCCACACGGCGGGGTCGGTCCAGCCGCTGTTGGTGCGGCGGGTCCAGCGTGCGGTAGGCCGATTATGGTTTACTGACACGCCCAGGTGCAGGTGGATTCCGGTCACATTGCCGGTGGCGCCCATGTATCCGATGATTTGACCAGCTCGGACGTGTTGGCCGGCTTTTACGTTGTAGGACGCGACGTGGCCGTAGTAGATCCGCATTCGGTCGCCACCGTGGACGCCGATGTCCTGCCAGATGTATTTTCCGGAGTGGTACGGGATGCGGTCGGTTGCGCGTCCGTAACCTGTTCCGACAGCGATGATCGGGCCGTCCGCTACCGCGTAGATAGGTATACCGGTCTGGCCTGGTTTGGGTGGTGCCCAGTCAGTGCCGGCGTGCAGTGTGCCCCAGCGGGTGCCGAAACCTGACGTGAGACGACAACCCACGGGCACAGGTGAACTGAATTTGGACATGGTTTCTCCTTGAAGAATCTGGGCCTCTGGGTCGCGGTCTTTGACTGCTTGGATGAATCGATCCCACGAGCCGGGGTTGTCTTTGAACGTGCGGGGGCAGTGCTTACCGGACCAGTGCTCGTGGTCCACGATGTCGTCGGTGGTCAGATTGATCTCATCCAGACGTTTGACCGTGACGCGCACCAGGTTTGAGAGTGTCTTTTCGAGATCCCCGTCAGCGTTGACACACATCTCAATCGCATACGAAGTGGTGTTGCCTGGCCCTTTCTCTCCGTCGCCGGCGTGCCAGCACTGCGCGCTGGGAAGGTATGACCGGATCGCTTGGGTGTCATCGACCTGCTCATGCCACGACGCCTGACGCACGTTGCCTTCTGACTGCAGATCAGCATGAGCCTGAGCATCCGCGCCCACGTCATAGTTATCGGTGTCATGGATCGTGATAGAGTCGCTGGGGTTCGTGCCGTCAGAGATCCGTTCGGTGTGTTCAACCAGCTGATCTACGAATTTCATTGGTTATCGGCCTCATCCGGGAACTCATCACCGGCATCGACAGGTGGCCCTTCGCCCAGGTCGTTCTCGTCAGTAATCGGCTCAACTTCTTCGATATCTTCTGGGTTGTACTTTGGGTTGTTCGTCATGACTGCCTCCTTTTGGGCATGAAAAAAGCCCCGGTGAAGGGGCTTCGGTGAATCTGGATATTCGGTTAGTGGTCGTCTGGTGGTTTGGGCATCCTGCTCAGCTGATCTTCCGATAATCCTTGGGATAAGATCCACGCCCTTAAGAAGTTATATTCGTTTCTCAGGTTGGCCTTCCGACGCTTCAAAGTAGTCAGCTCAACGTCTTTATCGGAAATGATTTCGTCACGACGTTGGAGTTCTTCTTTGTGCCCAGTTTTGTATTGGCGGATGGCGTCCATGAGTGCTTTGCCCAGCCAGCCGAGTGCGCCGCCAATGAGGGTGAGTAGTGTGGTGATGATCGCTGGGTCCACAAGGCGGCTCCTTACTGGGCTGATGCTTGGTTGAGCCGTTTGCGTTCGAGCCGTCGTTTCTTGGCCTCCGAGAAGCTGATGCGTCCTATCCAGTGGAACCGTAGCCCGGTGACGAACAGACCGGCGATGATGCCCAGGGTTGCCATGCCACGGTTGCCGTCGGTGACCAGCCATAACCAGGCTGACACACCCAGGTAGGTGGTCCAGGCGATGATGCCTAACCAGACGGCGAACTTCTCTAACCAAGCGTCACCACTGGCGACCGTGACCACGCCAAGTAATCCAGCCAGGGCTAACAGGGTGGCAGTGACCGGCGCGACCGGGCCAACAGCCGTGACGATAGTGATGGGCGGATTGAACGCACTGTAAGTACCAATGCCGGTGAGGATGAGATACCAGATCCCGTAGAGCACTGAGATGTAGGGCGGTTCATGGAGGTTCGCGAGGAACCGTTTCGGCCACCCCCACCCAGCGCCGAGTCTGATGTATTTCTGTGTCACGGCTGATCACCGGTCCTTTACTGATCTGGGTGGCATGATGGCCTCCTAAGTTTTCGGCATAAGAAAACCCCCACCAGTTGGTAGGGGTTCTCCTGGATGACTGATTGCTGCGTTACTAGGGCAGATTGGTTGCTAGCCATTCAAGCGCGTTGTTCATGATCTCTTCGAATACAGGCCGACGTGGTGAAGCGTGAGCGTGCTGACCTTCGTAGGTAAAGAATTGGACACGGTCACGATTGGGGCCGGATTCGATCACTTGTTTGAATGGTTCATAGTGATCGGTGACGTGGAACGTGTCATTAAGGTTCTGGGCATAGTACACGTAGTTATCTACTGGTTCGCTGTATCGGATCAGCGTTGAGGCACGTTCTTTCAGCGGTACGGACCAATCGTCGTCGTTGGTCAGGTTTTTCACTCCACCTTCTGGGGTGAGATCTGGCATGACGTTCCTAATGTAGTTTCGTGCGTACCCGAGTGAACCTTTGGGCTGGTAGCGCCAGATTGTTGTTTGAGGGTTCAATGGAACCGCGAGACTATTTGGAACGTAGGTGGCGACTTGCATGGACGCGAACCCGCCACCAGATGAGCCCAGGAAGATGATCTTATCCGCACCGGATGCTTCCGCTGCTTTTTGCGACCAATCTGCCAGGATGGGGTAAATATCCCGTTCTTTCCACCCGGTGTACCAAGCAAGCCCAAGTTGCTCGTTGAGGTGGAGTGTTGGGTCGCCAAAGTAGAGACTGCTGTGTGTGGTATTGAGGAATGTGCGGAGACGTTCGAACCGGGGGAGGGTCGTAGTTTGTCGCGGGAGAGCGCCGTGACAGCTGACGATGAGCACATCTGATTTCTGATTGACAAATAAGGCATCGAGAGCTGTGTCGCGTCCGAGCTTGGCGCGGTATTTGCTGATACCAGGGTCTTGTAGTGGACTAAATGACTGGGGCTCGTCTACAGGAATAGCTTGTGAGTGTTCGATTAAATCCCTGTCTTTTGTAAAGGGGATCAGCCCGTTGTTCTCGGGTATTGGCTTAGAATTTTCCAGAGGCCAGGTTTTCGGGTTCACAGGCATATCTAGCAGGCGAGGATTCACTAGCTTGATAATGTTGTAGAGCACATCGGCGGACTGTCGTTTCTCTTCCGGCACTCCGAGCATTGTTTCGAAAATTGTTCTCGCATTGAACGGGATGAAAGGTTCCGCATAGTAATCTCGTTCCACCATCGCGGCGCCGTGCCATGCGCTCATCCGATGTTCCCAATAGAACAAATCGAATGGACCGACGAACTCTGAGGCGTTTGCAAACTCGGTTTCGTGAAGGAAGTCAGCGAAGAGCTCAGTTGCTACATGGTCGTATGTGTCCTGTCCCCATTCATTGATTTCCGCTTTCCCGCTCCCGGGGATTGACCGGAAATGTAAGTTCTTCATTGCCTCGGCCGTGGTGGGTTCTGCCCTGCCGGCTTTTTGGGCGTGCTGGTAGAACGTCCTCCCAATCTCTAGCAGGTTTGCTGTGACTGCTGCTGTGGTGGGGTCTTTGATCCATGCCGCGAGGGATGGGACTGTTGTTTTGTGGTGGGTTGAGTAGTTCGCCTGGTCTAACCTGTTCCGCAGTTCGGGTGTCATAGTGACACCCTCGATGACCGTATGTCTCACCCCCATGTGGTGGGCGAGGTCTCGGGCGAAGTTCCGGTCCATGAGGGTATCTTTCCCCCGACCGTACGTGTAGGTATCGAAATCCACGCCACTATGGAGCATGACTGCAAGCATCGTTCGTGAATCTAGTCCGGCCGTCAGCGCCATTTTGAGAGGCCGTTGTGCTGCCATGTTTCGGATTGCTTGAACGGTTCTGTCAAGGATTTGCTGTGCAGCATTATCCGGCGTGTAATCCTTGAGTGTTCTGGTGGGCCAGAACCGGGTAGCCCGATTGGTTGCCACGTTATAATACGTGTTTGGAGTGAGAATCTTCGTGCGCCGATACGGCGTGGCGTTGCCTGGGTAACCGTATCGGAAAGGCATGTCGCTTTTCCTGATGGTGCCACCTAAGGCTTGTTCTACTAATAGTGCATGGGAAGCCACGACGCCGCCTGCTGCAGCATAGAATACGGATCGCATGGCCGTAGCATCATTGACGACTTTCGTGGTCTCTTGCGTGCCGTAGAGAATCGCATACCGCCCGACGTGCTCCGCGAGCTCTTGGTGAAAACGGTCCTCGCTTTCACTCAGCGCTTCTAGAAGGGGTTCGGCTACCTGTGTCCCGTCGCGGTGCGTGGGGACACAGGTGCCCAGGATGATCAGAAACTGTTCAGGTGTTCCAGCGGACTGTACCTCAGTGTTTTGCTCGACCCATAGGCCAGGGATGAGGGGACCCGGTTCATACCCTTCGGGGGCGTACTCGGTGAGAGTATTCAAAAGGAAGCCCCGAAGGAATGGCGTCGCTACGTTATGCAAGACGTGATGGTGTTTTTCACTGGAAAGCTGTGACATGAACCCAACTGTATCGAAACCTTATGGTGTGAATTCGATCATGTCCCATGCCGACACGGATTCGTAGAAGCTGTACAAGCCGTGTTGCGTGCCGTGAGATAGTTCAGGGATCGTTGCGGTGGCGAATTGGGTGCCGTTGACAGACGCAGTGATCGTGTCTCCTAGCATGGTCGCACTAACCGTGTCTCCGGGTGCCAGGTCTGGGCCGCGATCATCGGTGAGTTGTAATGACCCGTTAATGCTGTAGGCGATCCGCATGGATTGGCCTGTATGAGATATTGGTGCGATGACAACGTAATTGTTGGCGTCGAGCACTCGCACTGCTAGTCCGAATCGTCGTGTTGGAGCAGTCTCGTCAAAGGATGCTAGGTGGGCGGTCAGCGTCCCATTGGCGGTGAGCGCGTCAACAGCAGCGATATGGTGCTGAACTGTGGATGATTTCATGCCACCAGTTCCGTCACCGTAGGTGCCCCACACTGACGAGGTCGTTCCCGGATTGAAAATTTTCCAGAGTTTGCCATCGACGGTTTGCCCGAGTACGTCAGCCTCGTCACGGTCGAAATCATCAAAGAATCCCGGCAAAGGCATGACCGGTAGGTTTGGGTTATTGAAGCTTGTGTTCAGAATAATATCCACGCGTTTCTCCTGACTAGTATGCGTTGGGCATTGGGCCTTGTCGTAGGGTTCTGCCACCTGGGGTAAAATACTCATCTACCGCATAGTGGATTAAACGTCCTGATGCGGTCGGCCCGTATGCGCTACCTGAACTATTACCGCGGGTGATGTTTGGGTCCTCCCACACTTTGTTGAACGTGTACCCGTCCACTGTGGTGAGAATGAATCGGTGTCCTTCACCTGGTGCTGACACGAACTCGAACACCACCGGTGCGTCATCGCCTGGTCGGTTTGCGCGCCACACCGACTGACATAAAATAGTCAGACTTTGGATGTGGTCGTACAGGTATGCGACTTCCATCTCATATCGTTCTTGGTGCTTTCCCTGCTCCCGACTGATCCTGAGCACACCGTTTGGGTGTCCATCGGTTGCGAACAGAACACAATTCGGTAAAGCAATAATCCCTACGCATTGGTTTGGGCCATCGCGGGGGTACGAATGGTCAGCAACATGCCACGTTTCACCAAGATCATCAGTGAACATTGTGCCCTGCTCATCATCCCCGTAAGTGACCCAGATCCGATCCCAGTACGGGTCGATAGCGATGCCATGCAAATGGATACCGGTGTGTTCATCGAGTGCGTCGTTGTCTTCGAAGATGTTGAGGATTCGGCGCCATGTTCTACCGTAGTCCTGGGATAGGTAGGCGCGTCCTGCTCCTTCGGTGCTGCCACGGACCCCGATTTTGGGACCATATTCAGCTATCGCCACCATGTTGCCGTGATGTGACCACGAAAACGCGGCAGAAGGGTAAGCGTCAGGTGTTTCACCTTGGAGTACCACTTCCCAAGTTGCGTCTTCCGGGGTCGGGTTAAACCCTGTGGATAAGTGCAGCTGGTAGGTGTCGCCGTCATTACCGCCACGTGTTGCCACCAGCACTTCCCCGTTGTCGAGAATAATTCCGGATCGTACAGGTTCGTCAAATGTGTGGCAGAGGTGCCATGTGCGTCCCTCATCTCGTGAGTACCGCAACATCGAGCTGTTGTGGTTGATCATCGTTGTCCGGTCGTTCCGGTCCATGTAAGTGGGGTAGTAGGTGACTTCCTCAGGCGGGTTGGGTTCGAACTTCTCGTGCTGGTGAGTGCGGACTGGTCCGGCCTGGGATGATTCGAAAGCAGGATCATACACGTGGGTGCGACCGCGCTCATCAACCTCGAACGCGACCCGGCCGTATTTGTCCATGACACGGTACCCATTAAGACTGGCCTGATGCTCTGCCCCGCCGAAAAGGACAGATCCGCGTTCGGTTACCCCGAATGCGACCCGGCCGTGTTCATCTCGGATTCGGAATTCGTCGTCTGCCCCACGTTCTACAGGGTCGAGTTTGTGGCCGTGTTCAGCGACCTCACCTGGGAGATGCCCATACGTGTGCTCAACCTGTTGGGCGTGGGTGTTGATCTCGGTCGACACCGCATGATCAACCCGTTTCGCTAACCGTTCAATGTCGGTGTGGACAACAACGCCGTCGCCACCTTCAGGGAATGGCAAGCCATAATTCGTGGTGGTGTCAGCCATGGTTTATGCCCCCTCCAATGGGTTTGCAGTGAAATCGTTATACGTGAGGTTCGCCCACACGGCTTGTAGGGCGTTGTAGTCGCGGCCAGCCCAGGCTTGGGCCAAATCGTTGTAGGTGACCTCACGCGTGGTCGTGGCATCAATAATCCGCACGGTCAGGTTCTGTGAATACTCACCGGGGTCATGGGATTCACTGAGCCCAACAATCAGGGCACGCAACCGCACCCCAAGGATGCCTAATTCGAGGTTCACCACGTCGCCGAGTTGCCGGCGCGGATCATAAGTGACTGCCAGGCGTCGGATGGTGGGTTCGCCACGGCGCACCCGCTCGGCGAGGAAGTCCGCGATCCGGTCGGCGGCGAATTGCACACCCCACGGCCCGAGGTCGTGAGTCAGTTCGGGATCACCGTAGCCGGTGCTCAGGATGCGGGTGGTCATTTCGTCCACCCACCGGCCCTCGGCTCGGCCACGAATGACCGGGAGGTTATCGCCTTTATGCTTCTCCCGTAGGACGGTGTCGTTCTCACTGACCCCGAGGTTGCCTTCGACTCCACCGTCGTAGGACCCGGCAATGTGGGTGATCTTCAGGGTGTTCAACCCGAGCCGTTCGACCCGCATGGTGGTGGTCTGCGATGAGGTGCGCAGCTCTTCGTTATCTGAGTTGGTGTAGTAGACGCCCATCTTGGAACCTGGTGCCCCGTAGCTTCCCCAGTTGGAGTCGTTGAGGCGTTGCGGGTTCCAGTCCACACCGAACCACTCGACATCACTATCGGGTTGGGCGAACACTTCGATCTCGTCGCCTGACCCGAGGGTTGCGGCACTGGCCCGGTAGAGTTCTTTGCGCTGCAATCGGGTGCGCGAGACCAGGGCGCTTTGCCAGGTGACATTCACTTTGGAACGGATCGATAGCAGGGAGGTTTCCCATTCCAGTTCGGTAATATCATCCAGGCTGGTCAGGGTTTGCACCGGTGTCCGTGCGCGTAACCGGTCGGAGGGCACAAACCGGAGGATGCCCATTTCATCGAACCAGGCACCCGTCAGCGTGGCTTTGCAGATTTCATCGACCAGATCTGCGACATCCTCATTCTCATGGGAGGCCGACATGTCCATGTGAGAGATGAGATTAGAAGTTTCGTAGGTCATGTTCGGGGTGAAACTCAGCGCCCGCCACTCACCAGATGAGTTCGGAGAATCCACCCCCACCCCCGCGAATCGGGCGGATTCTGTGCCGCGTACCCAGATGTGGGACAACACTGCGGTCCCAGATCGGGACCGGGTGCCGGTCGCTTCCTGGCCGGTGTCGGTGCGTAACGTCCACGATGAGCCTTTCACCAGCAACACCACCGTGGTGGCCTGTTCCATCTGAGTTTGGGACAGCGTCGCGACCGCGTCATCATTCCAATACGCAGTCACCGCTTTCGATTCCCACACGCGCACCCGTATCCGGGATTCCCCAAAGTAGAGTTGCACATGCGCATCCCCAGCATGATCCGGTGCCACTTGGAACGCGATCTGCCAGGGGGCGGTAATGCGAGCTTCCCCAAACGACGGGGGCAAATATTTCGCGTTGATCGCGCCCACCGCTTGCCCCCACGGTGCCCGATGAAACCGAGGGTTCGTCTGAATCCCAGGCCCCAGAGATTCATCCAGAGTTCCAGTCACCGGCCATGAACTGCCCTGCAGCGGAGCCTGTAGTGCTGCTTCCCCACCGGCTGGCGGGGTATTAAAAATGTTCACATACCGCAACGCTCGGGTCAGTAAGAACCAGTAATCCAGCCCGATGTGCCGATACGGTGTGGTGTCTTGGCGTGGCACGTGATACCGCAATAAGGAATCCCTGGTGGTCAGGGCGCGCATCTGGTCTCGGAAGTCCACCAGTGTTGATTGCAACCGGCCACCCACCACACCAGTGGTCTTATCAATCCGTCCGGTGAAGCGTGGCCATGACGTAGTCCCATCGGTCACATACACTTGGACCCGGTCGCCAGCCTGCGGCGGCCACCCAGACTCAGGATGCCAGGGGGAGACCTCATGCTCTTGAACCGGCCCATACTGAGGCGCCCACACAATCGTGCCCGTCCCACCAGCCAACCCACCGCCACCAACAATCTGCTCCGGCAAATCATTGGCAATCTCACGATCCAGCGACACCGACTCAATCTCACGGCGTGTCCCAGCCACAATCGCATACGTGTCAAGGTGCCGGACGTCAGCGGTCTGGGCGTAATCACCAGGCAACATGGGTTAGCCCACCTCCGTCACAGTGAACGTCAAATTCTGGTACGTGCGTCCCGGTAACGTGTGCACCAAATCCGAGGACACCTGATCGACTACAACCTTCTGCGCTAACCGACCATCAGCAAACGGCAACAACCGGTCACCCCACGACAGGGCCGGGCGGGTAGCACGCACCGCATTCACCGCTCGCACCGATGCCCACACCGCCCCAGCAGGAGCAGTCGCCGTCACATGAGACCGGACCACTGACAACCCCGGAGCGGTCACCGACGACGTGCCAGACGAAATGAACGCGCCCTCAGCGTCCCACCACGCGACCTGCGCAGCAGCACCATCCCCCTCCACATAGGCTGACGCCGTCACGGTTTGCCCAGGCCGGACCGGGGAGGCACCTGTGATGCCTTCACTACCGAAATGCACATACCCTGGCGGATCAACACGCGCCAACGACCGAGCCGCCCACCCATCAGAGGTCAGCATCGGACCACCCGGCTCATTCACCGGCGACAACCCCGCCACAGGGTCACACGACGCCACACCAGGGGACAGCATGTTCGTGTCCGGCCCCTCCGCCGGCACAAACGAGAACGGGCCGTAACCCCAAGCGCCACGAGCAATATCCCGCAGCACGGACACCTGATCGGGAGTGGTCGTATTCCCCAACGTCAGATCCCAGACCCGGCGATCATCACCAGGCACGACCTGAGCCTTCCGCTTCCCCTCAAGCGTGGTCGAGAATTGATACCGGTCGTCATCCGCGACCCGCTGCGCAGACGGGCATCGAACGCCAATGAGTCGACCTTTGGCCCCAAAATAAATCATGCTTACCTCCGCGCCACGTACTGTTGATGAACTTCCTGCATAACCCCCGCGAACTGGTGGCCACCAATCTGCACCACCGGCTGATACGACCTGATCGCAGCACTCACGGCAGCACCAATCGCAGCCGTATCCACCGGAGGAGCAGAGACCTGAATGCTTGATGGTCCGGCAGCGTTTGAACTGTAGAGGCGTTCCATCATGCCGGTTGGGAAGGTGCCGTTATTCATGGCATACAGTTCGGGGGTGTAGTTCGGGGCTTGGGATGACCGGACCACGAACTCGCCACCCTCTAGCGGCTGGGTAAGCACCTGACCACCAGAGTGCAGTGGCCACATGACGTTGTCGTATCCGGCTCGTTCACCGGGCACCCAGCCACCGGCACGACGACCAGGCAGCACCTGGCCACCCGTGTAGCGTCCAGGGTTGACGATTCCGCCGTGGTAGTTCCCGCCGGTCACACTGGCGACGATGCTGGTATAGATCGCACCAACACCAGACTTGAAGTTGTCCCATGCGCGCTGGGCTGGGGTCGTGTCAGCATTGATGCTGGTCGTAGTAGTGGTCGCGGCCCACGTGTTCGTTACACCAGCGAACGCGCCACTCGCCTGGCTCGTATTAGCATCCAGGTTCGTGGCGGTCGTGGTGCCGCCCCACGTGTAGGTTTGCTCGTTGAACTCAGCCTGAGCCTTCGACGAATCAGCATCGAGGTTCGTGGGGGTGGTAGTTGTGACCCACTCATTGAACAGTTCACGTGTTGAACTCTCAGCCGGGTCCACATTGGCATCAACGTTTGTGTCAGTTTCCTCAGCCGCCCATTCACGCAACATAGCGTCGAAGGTGCCCTCAGCAGCGCCGGTATCAGCGTCGACACCGGTAAGGGTGGTAGTGCCCAAGATGTGTTCTACGAGCTCACCGTAGTCGCTGAACGCTGGTTCGGTATCGGCTTCAACACCAATTTGTGGGTCGTCACCGGCTTCGATGACTTCACGAATGTCATCTTTCGTGCCCATCCAGGCTTCGACAAGCTCAGCACGTTGCTCAGGTGTAGCGTCAACGAAGGTCTGTAACGCTGCAGCGCCCTCGATGCCGGCCTCAGTCATCTCTTCAACGAAAGCGGCATGCATCTCTTGAGCTTCGCCCGTCGTTTCCGTGTTGGCTTGCTCCATCGCTTCAACAACGTTATCGGCCCAGTTGGAATGAGCCTCAGCCTGGGCCTGTAGCTCAGCGATCCACTCTTCCATCGTCTGAGAGGTCGAAGTACTGGTCTCGCCTTGCTTCTCTATAACACGGTCATAAGCATCTAGGATCCCGCCGAAGGATGCTCCTGCGTTTGAGACGAGTTCAATCCAGTTTTCCATCGCCGAAGCAGCGTCGTCAGATGATGCCCTTATACCAAGGAACGACCCGGCGAGTTCGTCACTTGCTTCTGCTGCGAGTTCTGTTTCGGCTGCTGCGCCGTCGAGAGCTTCTTGGTAGCCCGGCAGCATCGCTTCAAGATCCTCGACCGAGAAGCGCGAGGTATCAATACTCCCGGCAAGAAGCTCGAATAATTGCGCGGCTTTGTCTGTTTGCCCACCTTCAACTAAGGAAGAAAGGGTTGCGTCGATCTCTTCAAACGTTTGCTTGGCGTTGAGAGAAGCGTTTGAGGTGATACCGAGAGTCTCTGCAACACCCATGCCCCATTCATGACCGAAGGGGAGGTCCATAAGGTTTGCTAGGGCATCATTCAAGTCGTAGGCCCCAGCGGTGGCTTCCAGGAACAGGGTGTCGATATCAAGCCCGTTGACCTCTGCCAGCGCGGACGACACTCTATTAGCGTTAGCGGGAATGCCCTCATCGCGGAGCGCGTCCGCTAATTTGATCAGCCCACCAGCCGCCACAGTCAGAACAGTGCCGACGGCAGCAGCGCGCCCAACAGTGCCAAAGAAACGAGAAAGTCCACTTGTGAGTCTGCCAAGCAGCGGGTGAGTGTTAGAAAGTGTTTCAAGAGCGGTGCGGAACTCAACAAAACGTGGCACCGCGATCATGAGTGATCCACCAGCCAGAGCTGCAACGCCAATGAGACCAGTGATAGCGACGATCGCGCCCTGCAGCCACGTAGGTGCCGCTTCAAGGGCACGCATAGCGTCAGCGAGCATGTTGAAGAAATCAATGAGCAGCCCGCCACCTTGCGGGTCCACAAGGGGAGTCGCTAACGTTGAGCTGAGGTCACGCCAGGCAGCTTTCACACGGTCAACAGCACCATCAAACGTATCTTTGACGTTAGCTGCGGCACCACCGAAACGCTCATCCATGCCAGCAGCAAGCGCATCGAGAGCTTCACTAGCATCAAGGGTTCCAGCGGTGATTTCCTCACGAATCTCTGCGCCAGTCTTGCCCATCTGGGAACCGATAAGTGTCGCTGCGTCTACACCACGGTTACCGAATTCCATGAGGTCAGTGGCCGTGAGTTTGGCACTCGACTGGATCGTAGAGAAAATCCGTGACAGCTCGGCGATATCTTGGTTTGATCCACCAGTCGCGGCGACAGCGTCTTGGATCGCACCCAGATAGGGGATGACCTTTTGGGCCTCAATACCGAAGCCAAGCATCTGCTGCTGAGCTTCAATGAAAACTTGCTTAGCGAATGGCGAGTTGGACGCGAAATCGTCCAACTTATCCATCTGAGCGTTCGCTTCCTCAGCGGACCCAGTAAGAGTCGTCAGCGCAGCACGGCTCGTCTGCTGTAGCGTGTTGTACTGGGTACCCGTATGGAGTGCAGCTACGCCAAGACCAGTGATCGCACCACCAGCCACAGCCAGGGTACGGCCTACAGTCGTCCACTCTTGTTCATTGATCCTGGCCGACTGTACGAGCCGACCCATTGTGGTGTCAGCGGCACCACCAAGCTTCTGCTGTTCCCGCTCAAAATCTGTGAGAGAACGGGAGGCTTGCCCCATCTTGTTCTGAAAGTCAGAGATCTCGGCTCTTAATCGAACGACGATGGATCTGTTGCGAGCCACGCAATCACCTCCAGATGGGGTCAAAGGCTAAGCTTTAGACATGCGAAAAATACTTGGGGTTCTTTGGATCGCAGCACTCACGCTCACCGCATGCGGAAGCACAGCAAACGAACAAACCGAAATTGAAAGTGACGCCGTAATGGATGACACGGCCAGTCATGAGGCAGCGCAAACAATCCGCCTATTTGGGGCAATTGTCTTTGAAGGCGACGAAGCAGTCCTCATGGGTGAACAGGAAGAGAACTGCATGATTGCAGAGCCAACTACCACTACGGTCGTCAATAATTTAGAAACTGCCGAAGTAACTATTGAAGACGACAGTGGCCAGATCCTCGCGGAGACAGAATTCCAAACATTCCACGACGACGAGCGATGCAGTTGGCTCATAGACGTGGCAGTTGAATCTGGTTCGGAGTACTTTGTTGCCCACTTTGAAAACATGGCCACTCCGAAGGCGTACGCGTCGGACTATGAGGATGGATTTCTCGAGTTGGATGTCACGACGCCTGTTATGGAAGAAATCGAGAGCCGCTAGGCGAGGCTGTCGTCGGCTTTGAGTGGCCGGTTCTGGTCGGCTTTTCGGGTGTTGTGTTGTGAACGTGAGGGCGCTTGCTCACGACGAAGATCAACGACCCTGAGCATGGTCCCTGGTTCCAGGTCGTCGTTGTCTTTGCGGAATTGTTCGAGCGCGGCCTGCTTATAACAGATCTGGTCGTCAGCGATTTCGTACCAGCCTTCACCAGACTGGCAATCGTCCCGGTATTCCCCGCATTGGCACAGCAGGTCGTTATCGTGAATGTCCAGGGCCAAGCTGAGGAGGAAGTCTATTTCGGCGTCGCGCTCTTGTCCGATGTACTCGCACGGGAGCAGGTTGTACTCCCGTGCGAGCCGGAGCACCCGTAACCAGAACGGGTTATGTTTTAGCGCCTGCGCGATAAATTTGGGTCAACACTTTTCGTCGGATTCGTGTTCACATCGTGGAGAGCGCCGAATAGTTTATTGACCTCAGATTCAGCGACACTATTGAGCTTTTTCAGGCCTTCGACCGTGACGTTCGATGGCACGATAATTGAGTCAGCTAGCCGGCGGATTGCGAGTTCTTCATTCCACTCGCGGATCTCGTCCTCGTCAGCTTTCTTACCAGGCTGCGGCATGCCCAGTTTTTCCATCTGCTTGATGATCTGCCGTGCCCGGTGCTCTGACCGGGCTTCAACCACGAACACTTTTTGAGAAGCAGCGATCTGCTCTTTGACCTCCACAAACCGGTCAAGCAGTGCTTGGGCTTCCTCGCCGTTGGGGTCGTCGAGTCCGTCAGCTTTGATCGCGATTTGGTCTACTTCGGCAGCCAGGTCGGCACGCATGGTCACACGGACAGCGCGACGGCCGGGACGCACACCGTCTACGAAGGCATCAAAGTCGAAGTCTTCGGGGGTGACATCGTTGGTGATGTCTTCAACGTCTGGGGTGCCGCCTAGGGCTTCATCGGTGGTCTGGTCTTCGGTGGCTGGTGTGCCGAGTACGTCATCTGTCATTGGTCTTGCCTTTCACGGGTTGTACACAGGTTTGGTTCACGGGTAAAAGTTGGTGACCCAGGGTGAGCGACCCGTGCAGCGCTCACCCTGGGAACTTGGTTACGCTGCGGCGCCGAGCGTGATGTCCTCGTACGCTTCAGTTACGGTCAGGTTGGCGACACGCTTCGAGTATCCGCCAGTCTCAGTTGACCGGCCCATACCGCCAGCAATGAGCTTGTAAAAGCTCCACTCGTCACCTTCAGCAGGTGGTTCAGTGTGCTCTTTACCGCCCTGCCGGTAGGCGACCACGATCTCAGACCCGAACTCTTTGACCGCCTGGAAGAAGAAGTCCTCTTCCGGGTCGATCTGCCGGGTCTCAGGGTCGAAAAACCGATAGATATTCATGGTCACTTCATACGTTTTGGCGGTTGGAATCTGGGTTTCACCCTCAGTACACAGCGGAGTATCTGCCGAAGTGGTGGGAGCGCCAGCACCCAGCACGAACCCGGCTTTCCCTACAGCACAGGAAGCGTCTTCACCGACTACATCAGCTGCGGTGGCGTTGCGGGGGTCTTCGGGCATGGATTCAAGCAATAGGAGAGTGTCTTTTGCGTCAGCAAGTAAACGGACCATTTTTAGCCCCTTTCATGTCGAGAGAAGTCACGCCCTCAAAAAAGGGCATAAAAATAACCACCCGATGTTTTCGAGTGGTCGTAGTAGGTGGGTTGGGTTATTTGGTGGTGCCCTGCAGCCGGTAGAGGTCAACCGCGAATGCTGGGTACCCGTGGTTGGGGAGGGCCACGTCTTTGTCGTAATCGATGGGCTGGGAATCGAACGGATCCCGGAGCTTTTCGACAAGCCACTGATCTGATACAGGAGCGAAGCCGACCAGTGCCCGTCGCACACGAACTGACATGGACAACACACCCTCACCAGTGGTCGCGACCATCGTCACGCCTAAACGATCAGATAGGTCACGATTCCCGGCGAGTGTGTTGGCTTCGAGTTGCCCGGTTGAGGTCCAGAACAGCACGTACGGGTAATCCGGTGTGCCGGTGACTTCACCAAAGTACGCGGTGTAGACCGTTTCGGCGGCGATGCGGTCTTTGAGAGAATCAATGAGTGCTCTCATCCGAACACCGATTCCTCGGCGATCTTGGCGAGTTCATCCTCAAAGGCTGGTAGCTCCCGATTCAGGGCTTCTTCTGGATCCTCGACGGACCCGCCACCTTTGGAGGTGCCGAAGTAGGCGATGTTCGCGCCACGGCGTGGTGGTCGTTTCGCGCCCGAGTTTTTCTTATGTGGCCCGATCTCGGCTTCGAAATCGTCCACCATATCGAACGTAATGCCACCTGCCAGGTGACCGAATGACGCGGAACCGCCCATCTTCGAGCGCAGGTCGTTTTGGACGTTGATCGCGCCTTTCTTGACCGTTGAGGAAATGTTGGGCCGTAGCCTGGCGTCTACGCGGGTCATGTCGGCGATCAGGGCGCGGACTTCGGAGGTATCAACGCTTATTCTTGCCACTGGTAGCCTCCTGTTTCGGAGTAGTCTGCGTTGGTGCTGGTTTCTTCTCAGCACGGCCTGGCAGTGCAATCTCACGGACCTTTCCGGTTAGTCCGTTGTTGATCTTGATCGTGTTTTTCTTACTCATCGTCGTCCACCCCCTTTTGGTTATCGTCTAAGAGGACTCGTTGGGCGGTGGCCTGTGACTGGTCATCCACAGAGGCCACCATCAGTTCGGTGCCAACAAGGTTCGGGTTGTTCGGATCAGACACGATGGTGACGACATCTCCGACAGAGAATTCCACCCCGAAGGGGAATCGGCCAACGAGCCGGGATTGGGTAACGGTCACGCCGGCTGAGTCGAACACAGATGCGAAGGCTAAACCGGGGTATCGGAAGTAGCATTTCCCATCAGTGTGCGGGTGATCTTCCGGCCACGATGGGTCAGGATAGATCTGTTTTGTGGTGACGACTTCCCGCCCGTGATCGTCTACCTCAGTTCCAGTTTTCCGGACCACGACTGCACTGGCAGTCATCCGCGCTTCGGTTTGGACTCGGCCACGTTGCAATACTCGCGAGACATCGATCATGGGCACTCCCACCCAGGGGTAAAGCCGGGACGAGTAGAAAACGCTGCCACACTGGATGCCGGCAGCAGTTCAGCCCATTCTTCCTCGGTTGGCCACAGGTCAGAGGTGCGTTCCCCGCGGTCGTAGTAGTAGTCGTCAATCCGCTCAGATCGCATCCCTTGCGGGTTGTGGATCTTGCGGATAACCACTTCTTCGACCACACCGGTGAACGTTTCCCGGTAGGCCGGCGTCACGAGTCGTACATCAAGATCTTGAATTCGATTACGGATGCGACGTTCTACCCGGTCGATCCACTTCTGAACCTGCGCAGTCTCCGGTTCGACGATGGGGCGGCCAAGAGCCGCAGCAACGTCTTCGACTTGTGTTGTACTCATGACCGCCCCTTCATTTACTCGCTGGAACCGGTGAGCTGGTCGATCTCATCGGTAAGGCTCTTACGCGCCTTACCGGCCTGTTCGGCTTCATAGACGCGAAGAACCTCAGCGTCGTACGCTTCTTGGTCCTCCTGATCCAGGCCGTTCAGGTACTCGAGCACGCCTTCAACGGTGTGGTCAGCCGGATCGAACTGGTCGGTGTCCTCGTTTTCAGGAGTGAATGAGAAGGTGCTGAACGTGCCAGCAGCCTGCCCCTCAACACCTCCACCGTCACCGTCTACGGTCGTTTCCCCGGTGTCCAGATCACGGGTGACCTGCACCGGGTTATTGCTGTTGTCATACACCGTGTACGTCTCGGTACGCCCCTGAGACTCTGGTGCAGCATCCTCAATCGGATCACCAGGAACCACAGCGTTAACAGTCATATGACCAGCAGCCGCAGCAGCCGCCTTATCAGGACGCACCGACGTGGCACGCTCCTTCTCATCAAAGGTGTCAGCCGGAGCATCACCAGGATCGGTAGGCTGCGGTGCGGTCACATCGTTGGATAGGCGAGTAGTTTTCGGCTGTTTATTGGTTGCCATAACAGATCAACCCTTTCTTAGGCCAGAGTCACGCCGCGCAGACGAGCAGCAGCTTTACCGCCCTGAGCGACCAGACCGGTGTAGAAATCAATACGAGTACGGTACGCCGGCTTATCGTCCAGTTCACCGAGGAAGTATGCCTGCAGACCACCGTTGGTGATACCCATGACGCCGTGATCGTTGAAGGTGTTCGCGAACTTCACGGCGTACATGTCAGTGCCGGCAGGATCGAACTCCAGGATGCGACGACCGGACCAGTGTTCACCTGGATCGAGGAATGGGACACCGTTCCACGTCCATTCACGTTTGCCGGTGATTTCCGACATGACGTACTCAGCGCCACCGACCTTACGGCCAAGAGATTTCAGACGTGGCAGCACACGATCGTTGGTGTACACAACGTCTGGCAGGCCACCCTGGATGCGAGCGAACAGTTCATCAAGATCCTCGAGGAACATTTCATCGCTCAGAGTGTGGCCGGCATCGAGGACCTGGTTACCAACCAGGCGTTTCTTGAGCCCGTCGAAGCCCTTCGGGTTCACGTCAACGTCACCGTTGAACATGGCATCTACGAACGTCGCCTGAGCAGACGCAAGTTTCATTTCAACCTGGTCGGCCATCAGCACGCCGGTAGACGCGGAGAAGGTGGACTGGATGAACTTATCGACGTCGGCGTCGCCACCGAGGATGACCAGACGTTCGGTGTCCTGGTTTACGACACCGGTCGATTCGATGTACGCTTCGTTGACGGTACGGAATGCGGTCCCTGGAAGGGTCTTGTCCTTGTCGTATGCGTAGGCGTTACCTTCGATACCTTCGAATGGCAGACGATCCCAAACATTCGAGACTTTTACCGCGGATTCCAGGGCACCGCGGCGTACCGGATCAGGCTCGTTTTGCGCGGCCTGTGCAAGAGTTACAGCCATTGTGGCCTCCTAAGAGTGTTATTCACAGGCACACGTTGCACCTGTGGGTTATTTTTGGATTTGTGTGTCGATCGCTGCAGCCAGACGTGGGGTGCCTGGCTCGTGCTCGACCTTTTGACGACCGCCACCAGCGCCACCACCTTGAGTAGGATCGACCAGGGCGTCATCCTGTGCTGATTGACGAAGTGCGGCAATGATCTTGGCCTGACTGATCATTTCTTCCTCAGTTGCACCGGTGAGCAGCATCTCAGCTTGAGATTTCTCTTCACCCTCAGCGACCTCAGTTGAGATCCCGAAACGGCCGGCCACCTTGTACCGGCTGGCGTTCAAGGTTGCTTGGGCAAGATCTTCTTGAGCTTTCTTGGCAACCTCTTGGGCTTCTTTCAGAGCGGCTTCATTCGCTGAACCCACCTGCGCCAACTGAGCCTCCAACTCGGCTACTCGTTTCTCAGCCTGTTTTCGAGCTTCGCGCTCTGCTTGCAAGGCTTTCTTGCCACCTTCGCCAAGTTCTTCATCAGAAGGTTCGGATGGTTGTGGATCTTCGGAAGGAGGTGTCTCGTCACCTGTCCCAGCCTCATCACCGTTCGAACCGCCACCAGCAGGTGCGGGATCATCGGCTGATGCTGCAAGGAACATCAAAAACTGACGTAGAAACTCATCCATGACATGTTCTCCAAATCGCTTGAAGGAATACCCGGCCCAGAATCGCCCTGGTCGGGAAACTAAAACTATCGAACGAATATCTCGCCACCGGTGTTCAACCACCTGCGGAAATCGTTCTCAACCTGCGCAGCAATGTCAGGTGTGAGTGGCCCGGTACCGTACGGGTTCCGGCCGTCCAGCACCGCCTCGTACCGCAATCTGGCCGTATCTAACCGCAGTTCAGCGGCAGTCATCGTGGCACGTTCATTTGGGTCTCTCATACCAGTTCGTCGGGCTTCTTCAATCTGGTGACGGATACCGACAGCCCGACCACCACGACCTAACGCCCCGAAACCTTCGTAGTCTGGGCCACGGATCGACCCGCCCGGCACTTGTCCTGCATCGAACACATATCCTTGTTCTCGCAACAGCTCGAGGGTCTGCTCACGCGGTAGACCACGCTGGTAGATCGCGTCGGGCGTCAAACGGTTCTCGATGCCACCGGTATGTGCCCTGCTGGTAGATCCTGCAGTGGTAATACCGGTAGCGCGTTGACCGCGAAACGTCCCATCGACCGAGACACCGGCGTAAGACATGCCAGCACGAGCATTCACCACCTGGTAAATGTCCGCACCATCCCGGATCGCTTGAGCACCAGCTTTGGTGAACCGTGCATCCTGCTCAGCCTCAGAGAGGCTATTGAACAGCTCGTAGGGGTCATCGATCAGTCCCTCATCCCGTGCCGCCTGTTGTGATGTTGGCACGTGAATACACGCGCAGTTCGGATGCCGCAGGAAGCCAGCATTATTTCGGTAGAACTTGCCGGCCAAGATCAAACACCGATCGCACGCGCCTGGGTTGACCATGCGGGTGTAACCCACACCTTGCCGGACGAACGTATCGACCCCGGCTGCAGACCGGCTAGCTTCAATGACCATCGTCTGGGCAATCGCCCCAGCCACCACCAGAGCGGACCGCATAGCATCATCCACTGGCACACCCTGGGAGATTTGCCGTAACGCCCGTGGCGCGGGAGACTGCAGCGCAGCCTCTACCGGGAATCCGTTTGGTGACATGCCAGCGAACGCTTGAGGGACTACCCAGTCATCAGGCGGTGTGTAAAACCCCTGTGCAGCGATAGTATCTGCACCATATGAGGCGCCCAGAGTAGCTGCTTCTACTTGAGCCGATGTGATAGCTACCGACAACTCACGAGAGGCTAACGCCCATGAATCACGGATGTGGTCGCGGTCAACCTGCTGCCAAGCTTTACGGCCGGCAAGGTTGGCGCTAGCTCCGAGCTTGTCGAGCTTGTTGTAGTAATCGATGGCAGCTTTCGGAACCGCCATGATCACACACCGCTAATCTGATTTTCCAAAAACGACCGGTCCAGGCGAGCTTCCTTCTCGAGGTAGTCGCGTTCACGCTGCTTGCGTTCCTCAGACCAGCCCAGTTCATCCCAGTAACCCTCACGGGACAGCACACCCTGGGATCGGCGCTTCATCAATGCGTCCTCACGCTGGGCAATTGTCGGAGTAGCGGGGTCGAAGTGATCCGCACGGATCCGGTTACCCTCAACCCACTCACCGGTGGCAAGTCGATAGGCGAGGCCACCGACCCAACCTACGGTGGTCGCTTCGTCCTCGTTTTTATCCTCAACTGACTGCACGAGCTGGATCTCATCAGCGATCACAGCGCCCTCAGTCGCGGGGATAGACGTTTCGATACCGAAGTACCGGGCAGGGAACCCATACGCTGTTGCAGCCTGTTTACCGTAGATGGTGAGAGCGGTTTCGAAGTTCTTCAAATCCGCGGCCGTCAACTGTCCAACACGTGCGCCGGTTTCTTTCAGCATATGGATCGCGTCGAAGTACGCTTCAAACATCGGGATCATCTCACCGGTCGTCGGGTCAATGAAGTCTTTCTTATCGACACCAGACATCCACATGCGAGGGATACCGTGCGCTTCCTGCGCGAACTGCAAGTTCGTTAACGACCGGGCTGCAGCATCCATCAACGGCAAAATGTCAGTCAGCTCAGACTCACCAGCAACTGGGCCAGACATCTGCTCGTTCAGATCCATGACCATCGGGACAGCACCCAACCGGTGCACCTGGGAGCTTCCGGTCTGATACCAGCGGCCACGTTCCATCGTGAACTGCTTCGTGTAATCCGGCATGTACAAGGTGATATGCGTCGGATCATTCGGTAATAGCTGACGCATCGATGACATATTCGTACCTGCAGGGGCAGGAGCATAAAACCGGGCTGCAGCTTCCATCGTGCGAGTCCGGTTATTCACCTTCGCTTCAATCTCACGCGGCGACTCCACCCGCAACAATGGGGCCTTACTACCGCGCTCACGGTACCCAGCAGAGATGAAAGCACGACCGAAGATGTAACGATCTTTGCGCATCATCTTCATCTGCGATGCCATGTTGTTGTCATTCCAGATGTCCAACAACTGTTCATCAGCTTTGGACTCACCAGGAAGGAACAACCCACGAACACGCTGCCGTGACGAAATCGTACGAACCACGACGCGAGCCCAGTTCGCCATCACCACGAAATCCCGCATCGACGGCGGAATCGCCATACCCAACTGGATAAGAGTGTGGATCAGCTTGTAGTACCGCTCATGTCTCTCATCAACAGGCCAATTCGCCTTTCGCTGGGTATACAGTTCATCCAAGATCTGGACTTCCTGAGCAGTCACCGCCATGCCACCACCTCCTAACGGGGTAAACGGAAATACGTGGGTCCATCATCGTCCGGCCAGCCTGCAGCACGCTGATCAGCAGCCGCTTCGTGAGCCAGAATGTCGGACATCAAAACGTCGATCTTTTCTTTCTGCGAAGGCTTGCCGAGGGTGTACCTGTCACCAGGTTTCGCTACTTTGATTGCGTTCAACGCATGCTGTTTCGAGTGCGGACAAGCATCATGTGTGGTCGACTTCTCCACCGTCAGATCCACGAGATACCGGTCAAGCGCCCCGTGCATTCGGGTGATCGAGTTCGTCGGCCACTGAATGAACACGTCCTCACCGTGCTCAGCAGCCCACTCATCCATCTGGGTTTCCCAATGCCTCGGGTCACCATAAAACCGACGCAACTTGTACTTACGAACAATTTCATCAACCGCAGCATTGACCTCACCGCGGGGAATCACACCATCCCACTCGGTAGGAATCCACACCGTAGGACGCTTATCTGGCCCATACGTTGGGGTGAACCGGTGCCCGTCCTTCGTCTCAAGACGGATAGCGGTCCAGTCATCATTAAACGACCCGTCCATTCCACCGGCAACCTCAGCACCGTCTGGCACCTCAAAGCTGGTATCGGTTTGATCTACCCATTGATGCTCTTTCAAGAACCGGCCTTTACCGCGCACAAGCCGATTCCCAAAGAATCGTTCGGCATCATCCGGTTCATTGACCAACATCTCGTCAGCTTCAGCTTCAATGGAATCAATGTTGATGTGCTCAGCCCCGGCGTAGACATATTCGAGGATCTTGCGCCGCTCACGGCGATTCTTGAAGGACAGGCGCTCGCCGTCTGAGCGTCGAAGCGCTACATCAGGGTTACGCCAGTACTTGAAAATATCCTCAGACTTAGACTCCAACGTGCGCTGAGCGTACGAATCCTCAGCAGGGTTGAACGCGTTCGTCGTCTCAAACGACCGGCCACCCATACCCGCAGCACCGCGACGCATCGTGTTCGCAACGTTGATGAGCTTATTCGCCGGCGTATACAGGCCAGACTCATCAAAGAACGCCGCACTGATCGGCTGACCGAGACGAGATTGCGCCGAAGCGGTTACACGGTCGATCCGGTCCATGTCGTCACTACCGGACCCACCATCAGGGTTAATGATCCGGATGTGACTCAGCCGGGGTTTCAGCATGTGCTTCAACGGCCCAAGGTGTATCATCGCCACCAACTGGCGCCAGATGTTATCAACCTGGTCATCCGAGGTCGCCATGATTTGAATCAACGGTGACGGATGCCGGCGACCCATCGGCTCACCCGGTAAGTACTCAAATTCCCAGCCACACGGACAGCCCCAATCGGAGCACTTGTAGTAGTCGTTCTCGCCAGCCCATCCAAGGAACTCAGAGGGACCAACCGCTGACAATGAGACTCTAGTAGCTGTCCACGGGCCTTTCCCCATCTTCTGGGGTGCGATCACCTGCGAGCGACGATACACAAACGCCTGGTTCAGTAACGGCTTATCAAGATCTGGCTGGTCAGCATCCTCACGGATTCGCCCGTCATTCGCGGTACACCAGAACTGCCAGTCATACTCACGGAACGGTGCGCCACGCTGATGCCGGTCAGGGACACGACAATGCTGCTCAATCCAGGCCGACCACAAATCACCCAGGGTCGGGAAGTCAACCACGAATTCAGGTGAGGACACTAAACAGCCCTCATCCTGCGTTCAGGTCGCCCCTTCTTCTCGCCTGGTTTATCCTCATGCACTGACTCAACGTCTTCGCTAGCGACTTTGTTGATGTCTGCTTTCGCGATCGCCCAACCGTTCTCAACAAGCCCAGCAGGGGTCAACCCGATCTGATCAGCGAACCGATGCAAAGCGCCCTTATCAGCAGCCTTCGCATCATCACCCTCGCAAATCACGAACGTGCGGACCCACATCGCCACAGTCTGCCAACGCCACGGCTCAATAGCCCATGCAGCAGCCTGCGGAGTACGCCAAGCCCACTCCCACAGCTCTTGCTCACGCTCAGCAACAATCTGGGTCTCTTCCTCGTCCACGACTTGAAAGCGGCTCTTCTCCTCAATCTCCCAACGATGCACACGACGCTTCATGAGAGGGAAATCAGGAATCTCGCCACGATATCCCTCATTCGGCAGAGCAGTCAGGACAACACCCTCACGCTCCGACCGAGCAGACATAGGATCCTTCGCAGGACCAGAACGATTACGACGTCCACCATGAGACACTGACATCACACTCCGCATCGCGCTTCAAACTGCTGGCATCGCACCAACAGAACGAGTGAAAAAAGATCGAAAGAAAACTTGAAATAGGGCTTGACTTTTACGAGCCGGACCGGGGCGGGAAATCTTGAACCCTAAAAACATTTTTCAGCCCTGGCCGACGGTTCTGGGTGGCGAGGCCGAGACTCCCTCCCCCCACCATGAGATGAATCAGAAGTCAAGCGGATTGGCAAAGTTTTCTGAAATGTTACCAAATGTTTATCAACCGGTTTCGGTTGCCGTGGAAAGTCGTTCACGGTTTGAGGTTTCGCATTTCAGTGTTCGCGGTTTGGATTTGACCAGTCGCTTGCTGTTCGCGCTGTCTTGCTGCTGTGACATGAAGCGCAAAGTCCTTGGCCGAACTCTGGATCGTTTGGATCGAGTCCGCGTTCGATGAGTTGCCAGCGTTCGAGTGGGTGGTGGTCTGCGACGGTGGAGGGTCGGTGTCCGCATGCCTTGCAGGTGGGGTCGCGGGTGAGGACGGCGGTCCGGAAGGTGCGGTGGCCGGTGGTGGTGTAGGGGTTGCCGTGGGGGCGGCGTGCCCGGTCGTACCCGGCCACACAGGTGGGGCACTTGCCTGTGCCTCGGTGGAGGTTTGGGCATCCTGGTGTGGAGCAGACGCGCATGGGGTGTCACCTCGTGGCGGGTGCTGTGGGGTGTCTGGTGTGGTCGTGGGTAGGTGGTTGGCCTGGTGGGTGGGCTTGGTGCCAGTGGGTGCGTGCCGTGGCCTGTGGTGGGCGGGTGACGCTGTGTGGGGGTGTAGGTCTGGTCGACAGTGGTGCATGGCTCCAGGCGTCCCTGTGCCTATGGTGGTCCCGTGGTCACCAGGTCATCATTCCGGTAGTGTCCTGGTCGTCATGCTGCCGAGTCACCATGACTGTTACGTTGTGCTGCTGGTCGGATTCGAACCGACGACCTCCGCCTTATGAGGGCGGCGCGCTGACCGGCTGCGCCACAGCAGTCTGTTGCCCGGCCAGGTGAAGAAGAACTTGGCCGGGCTGTACTCACAGCCACACAGTGAAGATCCCACGTGAACGAGAAAAGCGACCAGCCCGTGTCGGGTGATCGCTTGTATTTGGGGTCGCTGCTAAACAGGAGCGACGACACTTCAACTTTAACACATGCTGGTTGGGGTTGTCATTCGGTATTTCCTAGGTGGCGTTGGGTGATGTCGTCGAGGCGGTAGAGGTCTTGGCCGCGTTGTGAACCGTCCTGGGTTTTGTTCCGTCCTGCAATGAGAGGATGGAAGTATGCCAA